TTGGCCCTCTATGAGGTTTCCAAGGAAAGAGAAACCACCTAGTGGTTCTCTGCAAGCTACATTACGTCGTAAAGTAGCGTTCGGAAACCCGGGTTTTAAAACCCGAGTTATAGCCATAGCTGATTATACTACTCAGTATGTGCTTTCCCCACTGCATTCGTGGGCATTTAATGTCCTCAAAAGCATACCGTCAGATTACACCTTCTCACACGAGTCGGGTTTTCTGGCCCTTAGCGAGTTCACTCGCTCAGGGGATTACGTAGCTTGTTTTGATTTATCAAATGCTACTGACGCTTTACCTGTCACACTCTCTGAGTGTGTATTAGCCTCTACTGCGCCTAATGGACGTGTAATTGCCCCTCTTTGGCGTCGTATACTCTGTACTCTTCCTTTTGAAGGTCGTTATTACAGAGTGGGACAACCGATGGGCCTACTTTCCTCTTGGTCTGTAGGTCTAGCGCTAACACATCACTTTTGTGTGTGGATGGCCGCATCCCGTGCAGGATTGCTTGTTCAAGTCTTGCGGAACCCTCAAAAGTTCTATGGGATCGTAGGTGATGATATCTTTATCACTCACCCAAGCATTGCTCATTATTATTCATTAATAATGAATGCCATTGGATGCAAGATTAATCTTGCAAAGTCCCTCGTTGTCTTTAAAGACAGACGAATTAGTGAGTTCGTTAAACGAAACTCATTTGAGGGTGATGAAATCTCTGCGATTTCACCACGTTTAATCATCAAATCATATGATGATTATGCGTCCACTAGAGAATTAATTCTCAAGTTGAACTCACGGATCTTGTTGGTCCGCGTGGCGACAGCGCCACATCTTTCGATGATAAGGCACTTGTGGATCTCTACGGGTGTCTTGGCTCTGATTTTATCAGAGCGGCGATAGGCACTATGTGCTCTGTCCCAGCTCAATATGCTGGTCTTTCAAGACTTAGTCTTGAAAACGCACAGTGGCCACCGAAGACAAGAATTAATTTTCTTGCTCTAAAGGCTCTTGTACTCTTAGAGTACAATTTACGGGGCATTTATATAAATGCCTCTGGTCAAGACGTGTTTAATTCACTCGTCTTATGGGCGATGGAGGACTTAGTCCCTGTCTCCTACTTCAGTGAAACTCCATTAATGGATTTCATCCGAAAGCAGACCATCGAAGCGTCGAGCCTTTTAGGTTCGCATGGTTTGGAGTCCAACCAGTTACTGGCTGAACTCGCTCAGATGGCTTATCGTGTCTTCAATTCATTGATAGACACTAACGGATTCAATCTCTGGGAGATTGATTACTTGTCAAGACTCTTGGTCTTCACCAAACCTCCTGCGTTTTCTACTCAGGAGGCCGGCAGGAAAGAGACTAGGTCTCTAGCCTTTAAGATCTTTAAGTCTCTTAAGGATCCGCTTGATAATTCAAGTGACTTCAACGGTGTAATCAATCGTAGATTGCTTACCCTGCTTGCTAAATTTAAATTTGAACTTCCAAGGAAATCTCAAGAAGATTTCTATGCCAGTCTCTTCTCAGAGGAGCCTGACTCTTAGAGAGCTAATTTATTAGCACTGCAGATTCCGTAGTGTCATTTATGGCACTAAATCATTAAATGGG